GTAAGGTTGCAATCATCATCTGTTCCTCCCATATGTTTAGGAACAATATGATGTTCGTGTAGTCCTGAATATTTTTTGTAATCTTCTCTTCTTGACTTATTGCCTTCGCATAAGTTAGAATAGATACGATTAAACATTCCCTGTCCCTGCTACTGTTATTATTTATATAAAATGTGGATTGAAAAAGAAACAACAATTGCTGAAATCAAAACATTACTTGATAATGGATATGAGATAGAAGTTGATTCTCCCGATGGATATGTTCCAGTTAATTTCTTTATTAACAAAGGAATGTATGATGAATATGTTTTGAGAATCAATGGCATTGATGAACTTATAAGATGTAATGCCGATCATTTATTTCAGACATCTTTGGGGTGGATGAGTGCATCACATCTTTATAAAAAATACAAAATAGCGCATTTTTTAACCGAGAGTGGTTATAAACTTGGTAGTGTCTTTAAAACAGGAAATCAAATACCCATTGTTGATATTAATGTAAATCATCCAAATCATAGGTATTATACTAATGGAGTTTCCTCTCATAATACTGGTGTCGGCAAGTCTTTATTCATGTGTCATGTTGCCAGCTCCGTGTTGCTCCAAGGAAAAAACGTTCTCTACATTACTATGGAGATGGCTGAAGAGAAGATTGCGGAAAGGATTGATGCTAATCTTTTGAATGTAAATATTCAAGACATAGGCGAACTTCCTAAACATACTTTTGAGAAGAAGGTAACAAACCTCGCACAAAAGACTCAAGGAACACTTATCATCAAAGAATACCCAACTGCGAGTGCACATAGTGGACACTTTACCGCACTTCTCAATGAGCTTGCTCTTAAGAAATCATTTAGACCTGACATTATTTTTATTGATTACCTCAATATTTGTGCTTCCTCTAGGTATAGGGGAGGTAGTAATGTTAATTCATATACAGTTATTAAAAGTATTGCTGAAGAACTTAGAGGATTGGCTTGCGAAGCAAACGTCCCTATCGTATCTGCCACGCAGACCACTCGTTCTGGTTATGGTAGCTCTGATGTCGAGCTTACTGATACTTCTGAGTCCTTTGGTCTCCCTGCTACTGCTGATCTTATGTTTGCCCTTATTAGTACTGAAGAGCTCGAATCCTTGGGACAGATACTTGTAAAACAATTGAAGAACAGATACAATGATGGTAACGTTTACAAGAGATTTGTGATTGGTATTGATCGTGCTAAGATGAGACTATACGATTGTGAACAGACAGCACAGGATGACCTTCTTGACAATAAGAAGGATGAGGAGTATACTTATGATGATAAACCCAAAAAGACATTTGAAGGGTTCAAGTTCTAATGAAACTACGACCACAAGAAATTACTAAAACTATGACCATCGATCCCACAAAATATGTTGACTTCGTTCGTCAAACAACAAGTCAACCAAGTCTTGATTGGCCTACCCTTTCAAAAAGACTTACTGAACTTGAAGTCAAAGATGACTGTAACGTTACTCAACTGATGACTGCAGCATTTGGTTTGACTGCTGAGGCTGGTGAGTTTGCTGAAGTTGTGAAGAAGATGTTCCTTCAAGGTAAACCCTACACAGAAGAGAATGTCTTTCATATGAAGCGTGAGATGGGGGATATTATGTGGTACATGGCACAAGCATGTATGGCACTTGACACTGACTTCGATGAAATTCTTTCAATGAATGTAGAGAAACTCAGTGCTCGTTATCCAGAAGGAACATTTGATGTTCAGTATTCCGAAAACCGTAAAGAAGGAGATGTATGATTACACTTGAACTAAACTTACAACAAGCAGCAGTCGTTCGTCAGGCTCTGTTTGTAGAACAGAAAGGTTACACACTTGACCCTACTTGTACCCCGGCACGTATTGTCGATGTTCGTAATGTCATTGCAACACTTGACAAAAAAATTGACGACGCACTAGAATACGAAACACACGGTAAGTAATATGACATACGACTTTTCTTTTGCACATTCTCCTGAAGGATTTGATAATCATATCAACGATAGTATCAGAGGTTACTTAAACCTTCTGGAAGACACTGTATCGTTCTCCAGGTACTTTGTAGAAGATCATACTAAAGTTGTTGATGTTGGATGTTCAACTGGTAAACTTACCAAGATGATTATTGGCAACAATCCTAATCGTCAGTACGCACATTATGTGGGTGTAGAACTTGCTGGTAGTTTTTATGATGATCTTGAGGAACGTCATATAGAGGTTCGTAAAGAATACCCTGGTGCATTGTTAGAATGGGTTCGTGGTAATGTCACTAACTATGAGTTCAAGAACTGTTCTCTAGTAACATCACTGTTTACTCTACAGTTTATGCCCAAGACTACCAGACAGGAGACTATCAATAAGATCTACAATGGTATCAATGAAGGTGGTGCATTTATCTTTGCAGAGAAGTTGATGTGTGAGAATGCATTCTTCCAAGAACTTCTTACCTTCAATCACTATGATTATAAGAGAAAGACATTCTCTGCAGATGAGATCATGGATAAGGAACAACAACTCCGTGATATGTTGAAACCTAATACATGGTCTGAACTAAGAGATATGGTGATGACTGCGGGGTTCAAAGACTGTCAGATCTTCTGGAGAAACCATCAGTTCGTTGGAGTTATTGCAATTAAGTAATGTGTGGAATTATTGGTGGATTTGATATTCCACAAATTGAAAAAGGTTTGAACTCTATTATTCATAGGGGACCAGATAACCAACAGATTGTCCAAATGGAGAACATCTATTTTGGACATGTTCGTTTGTCTATTATTGATACTAGTAATGAGTCAAATCAACCATTTGTTTATGGTGACACAACCATGATCTTCAATGGTACCATTTGGAACTATCTTGAGTTAAGAAATTCGTTGAATATTGAAACAAAAACTTCAGGTGACACTGAGGTTCTTTGTGCTATATTGGATAGGTACGGTATTGATGGATTGAAGAAAGTCCAAGGAATGTTTGCTATTGCATTCACTCAAGGAGACGGTTCTATCACCATAGTAAGAGACCGACATGGGGAAGTTCCACTTCATTACTCATTGTTGAGTGGTCTATTTCCATCATTCAGTTTCTGTTCAGAGATAAAGGGTCTTCTTGCCATGGGTGAGAATGGACAAACAATTAAAATGTTAGAACCTGGTTCTTATATTAAGGTTACTTCTGATTATAAGATTGAAGAGGGGTATTGGTATAGTATTAGAGACCACATTACAGATACATCTACATGGAATTTTGATGAGTCTAAATCAATAGTTCATAGAGATATCACAATGGGTTCTCTTGAGAGAACTGTTGCTGATGTTCCTGTGGCATGTCTTCTCTCTGGTGGTATTGACTCTGCAATTACTACTTTGGTTGCATCAAAACATATTCCAAATCTAGTAACATATACTGCGGTTCATGATGAGAAGTCTAAAGATTTATTGTCTGCCAGAAAAGTTGCTAAATATTTGGGAGTTGAACTAAGAGAGGTCAAAGTAAAACCCCCTACAGTTGATGATATCAATGATGTAATCAATACGATTGAGATGCCATACAAGGCTCAGGTAGAAATCGGTTACCCATGTGTTAGACTAGCACAATGTATCCATGAAGATGGGTTCAAGGTAATTATGTCAGGTGAGGGTAGTGATGAACTCTGGGCATCCTATGGTATGAGTTATCACGGTATCAAAGACAAGGGTTGGACTGACTATCGTATTGGGTTATTTGGATCACAACATCGTAAAAATTTTACAAGATGCAATAAGATTTTTATGAAGTATGGTATTGAGTGTCGATTACCTTTCTTAAACACCCAATTAGTCGAGACTGCACTGGGTTTAAGTCAAGATATTGTCTGGGATGGTAAGTCAAGACCTAAAGCAATCCTTCAAGAAGCATTTAGAGACCAACTACCTGACGATATAATCGATAGAAAGAAGATTGCTTTTCAAGATGGAATGGGTATCAAGTCTCTATATGAAGATGTTGTCGAAACTCCAAAAACATATTACACTACACAGTATAAGAACACATTCGCATGAAACTACCATATAAATTACAAGATGTTTACGACGGTGAGGCACAAGCCAAGTTCACTGTCATCTCTACATTCGCTGGTGGAGGTGGTTCCTCTACGGGATACCGTCTTGCCGGTGGTAAAATCCTGTGTATCAATGAGTTTGTGGAAGAAGCACGAAAGACTTATGCCGCAAACTACCCATCAACTCATATTGTTCCTGACGATATTAAACAGTTGGTAGGTGGTGACTTCCTCAAGATCACTGGGCTCAAGCCTGGTGAACTAGACATTCTTGATGGGTCACCACCCTGTTCAGCATTCTCTGTAGCAGGGTCTATGTGTCGTGGTGAAGGTTCTAAACACTCTGATGGTTGGGGTAAGACGAAGAACTACTCAGATGGTAAAAAGGTTGAGAACATTGAAGACCTGTTCTTTGAGTTCATTCGTGTCGCCAAAGGTATTCAACCTAAAGTTATTGTTGCTGAGAATGTCAAGGGGTTGACAATTGGTGAGGCTAAGACTTATTATGCTAAGATTACTAATGCATTTGAGGAGATTGGTTATCTTGTTACATCAAAAGTAATGAGAGCTTCTTTTCATGGTGTTGGTCAAGGTAGAGAACGACTAATCTTTATTGCAGTTCGTAATGATATTGCAGATAAGATTGGACTAAATGTTCTTACTGTATCTACATTGTTCCCTCCTACTTCACCCAAAGAAACTGTCATCTCTGATATTATTGACGGTGTGGAGAATGACCCTGAGGATGTAAATAGACTGACTGAACACATGTTGAACAGTAGTGTCTATCAAAGTGTGGTCAAGAAGATGCCAAAGAATCCCAAAAAGATTCTATCTGGTATGGACTATCATGAGAAGGGTCATTGTTTTAATACCAAGAGGGCATCATTTTTCAAAGCAGCACCAACACTTACTGCAAGTGGTGGATTGATTCATTGGAATGAGGATAGAACTCTTACAATTCAAGAACTCAAGAGACTTCAATCACTTCCTGATGATTTTATTTTGACTGGTTCTCATTCACAACAATCAGAACGAGTTGGTAGAATGGTTCCTCCTCTAATGATGAAGGCCATCGCAGAAAACATTTACAAAGAAGTATTATCAAAACTATGAAACTACTAACACTCGAAGATTATGAATTGGCAGGTCAAACATTTTGGCCTAAGTATTGGTACATCGCTAAAGAACTTGGTGAAGGTGCTAAGACAGAAGACATTCTTAAGGTTATGGAAGCAATCGGTGGTGTTGCATTGAAGGTAGCACTAGAAGAAGAATCTGCGGGTCCATTTGGATTTAATAAAAAGACTGACACACCAGATACAGAATAAATATTACAAAGAATGAACTCATATGCTTTCTACTCAGTACAGACTTAAACTAGAATTCATTTGTAAGTGTATTGCTAATGGTGAAGAAGTCAAATTAGATGATATTGTTTGGGTACAGAAACTTGCTAAGGCAAATACATCTGCTAACGAGATGTTAAAAATGGCAAGACGCCAAGCATCCCAAAACATTGAAGAGGGTAGCACAGACGATTTTCTGAATAGATTAGGTTTGGGAGACCCGGACCCAGCAAACCACAAGACAGGATTTGATAGTGCTGATGATATCAAGGACTGGTTCAATCAAGATAAAACATCAGACTGGCGCCAGAGGGATTGATGGTAGGAGACAACGTGACTAAAAATCAAGGATTAGATTCAATTGACCATATCAATAAGAATGATATGGATGATTTGATTGATAGTGCAATCGAAGAATTGATGTTTGTTGCTGTGGGTGGACAAAACATGAAAGAGTATACTGACTCTGTTCTTTATATTAAAGATGTACTTAAAAAATGTAAAAGTGAGGAGGTAACGTGACTGATTGCATTTGCGTTATATCATGAGACAAACAATTTCAATGTATTCGATACCATTATCTTCATAAGTCATCTCCTAATCCAGTAGAAGAAGTAAAAAATTTATTCCCATTCGAAGACGTATATTAAAATGCAAGCAGTAATTTACAGTAACGGAAGTCAAGAGTGTGAGAGAATGATATCTCTTCTTAAATCTCTTGGTGATGACTTTCATGAGTATGTTTTAGGTGTTGATTTTGATGATAAGGCATTTGAGGCAGAGTTTGGATCAAATGCAACCTATCCTCAGATTGCAATCGGTTATCATCACATTGGTAGTATGAAAGAAGCACTTCAGTATATGAATGAACAGGGAATGTTTGTATGACTTCGAAGTATGACTTTGGTGGGCTTGAAAGACATCCTGCAAACATACTAAGATTGATTAGTGAGTTAGAGGGATCATATCAACTCTGTAAATACATGGGATTTGAGGATGACATGAATACCCTAGATAAAATGAAAAAACCCTACTACAAACTTTACTTTAAGACAAAACGAGAGTATGATTCAAATGAATGAGTTCAACAAACCACAAGTGTGAGACAGTATCACTCCAGAAGTTAAGGATGTCATAGTACAAACTCAACTAGATAATGTAACAAAGATTCTTGATGGTAAACTTAGCCATTACATTGTAAGCGATAAGACTACAACACACAAAAAATACGTTATTGAATATGAACACAATCACAAATCCTGAAGTTGAAGTTTTTGTACCAGAAGGTGCAGAACTAATTGATGATGTATTTTATGTCTGGACAACACGTTACGGTATGTTCTCCAGTATGACCAAAGCTGGACGTAAAATGCTCACTGGAGCTGATAGAGAGAATGTAATTACTATGACACGTTGGCATCTAAAGTGTGAACAGGAAGGCACACTACACCTATACACTAGAGTCGTTGGTGGTTCTTCTGTAGGAGTTGATCTGTGAAGTTTGAACTCTCAATGGAGGACTATACTATCATTCTCAATGCACTTCATTATTATAAGAAGGTGGAGAAGTATCCTAACTTCGCACACTTTGATGAGAAGCGTATTAATAAGTTGAGAGACACCCTGGCCAAACAATTAGTGTGGGACCAGTGACTACACTTTTAAATTACACAGCAGCATTTTGGTCTGTAGTTATTATGAATTGTATTCAACCTGTCAACTGGGAAGCATGTCTACCAGTACATGAATGGTTGATACCAAGTATTCAAGAGGGTGTTGAGATTTATCTCGACCCCTCTTCGGTGTATTCATCCGAACGAGAATATCTAGAGAATATAAATAAAGATATAGAAAGTAATGATTAATCAGATGTCTTCATCAATGCGTAACTTTATGGAAGCGTATTCCGCTGTTCATAACAAAGAAGCTAAAGAAGAGTTTTACTCTCATAAGGATGAAATCAGTGAGATGGACTTCTCCTTGATCAACCAAACTGAGTTGAATGATATTGCTGAAGAAGTTCTTGAAGAACTTTTCGAAGAAGGTTATAGTGTAGAACAGTGTGAAGCAATATTTGAAGAAGTTCTTACCGAAGCAAGAGTAACTTACGGTAGTGATACTGAATCCCCTAGGGCAAAGAAAATGTCCGCAGTGAAGTCTTCACTGAAAGGTGCCCTGGATAAGGTAAAGGAGAAAGCTGCAAAGGGTGCAGTTAAATCTTACGGTGCATATAGAAGTGCAAAGCAATCTGCAACGGATAAAGCAAATAGAATGAAGCAAAGTGCAGGTAATGCATCTGCAGTGACTATGCGTAAGGCCAAAGACGCCAAGGCTGGTATCAAGTCTGGTATCAAAGGGATGATTGGTAATGCAGCGAAGAAAGTTGGTGATGCTGCCAATAAGGTCTCCAGTAGAATGAGTGAAGGTACTGTTAGAAAGGATGTTGGTGATATCTACCAAGCCATCTATGAGAAGAAAGCAACCAAAGATTATGATGGTGATGGTGAAGTAGAATCCGGTAAGGATGAGTACTTTGGATCCAAGGATAAGGCTATCAAAAAAGCCATGGGTAAGAAAGGTAAGTGTGAGAAGTGTGGTAAAGATCCCTGCGAATGTGATAAGAAAGAAGTAGAAGAAGGTTACAAGGAACTTCCCAAGAACAAGATGTTCCGTAAGGCAGGAAACCTGGGCCGTGATGCGATCAGTACTCCTATTGATCCTGAGAAGCGTCAAAAGGCATACGATCGTTCTAAGAAAATTGTTAAGACTCTTAACAAAGCAAACGAAGAAGTAACATTCTCTGAATCTGAACTGGACGCCATTCAGGCAAAGGTTGATGCATGGGATGTTGAAGAAGGTTATCAACGCAATCCTGAGAAGGGAGAAGCTGAAGCAAGAAAGTCTGAAACTTCTGGTCAAAAGTCGGAGAGAAATGTCCGTGATAGACTGAAGACTATGGACCCTAAGAAGGCCGAGGCAATGAAGAAACAGATGAGAGCTGTTGGTTTAAGTGTTTAATATCTCGGAGTCCCGATGAAAGACGTATTTAAATATTTAAAAGCCTCTAGAGGACTTCTAGAGGCTTATGCTGAGGATGATAATGCCAAGGCACGAGAGGAGGCTGAGCGTGCTGGGGGCGTAGAAGTGAGAGGGAGGGGAAAATATTACGACAAGAATAGTGAGTTTGTGGGTACGGTAGCCAAGGGTAAATTTATTCCTCCAACTGCACAAGAAAGACAGGCTGCGGCTTTTACTAAAAATGAACCCAATATTCCAGTCCAAAATAGAGATTATCCAGCCTTTAAAAAAGACGCATCTAGAGCCGAAAAAGAACAACAAACTCCATCAGTAGCTGACCAGCAAGCCAAGAATGTTCCTGGTGGTCCTGACGAGAAGGCCTTTCAATCAGGTGACTTAGAAAAGATTGCTAACATGATGGAGCGCGGCAGGACAGTTACTACCGCACAACATAAAAAGAACTTAGTAAAAGCTCAACGCGATCTTGACATTTATAACAAAGAACAGGAAGCATTAGCTGCGCAGGCTGCGGGAGAAGAACAGGCTGCACTAGACCAAGAGGCTAAAGATGCTGAGGCTCTTGAAAAGGAGATGGGAACTCCTGAAGGTAGAGTTAAAAAACCCGAAGAGTTTAAGTCACTCAATCAGGCACAGGAAGAATCCGGTAAGAATGTTGATGGGTCTTTGAGACAGGGTGATGTAGATATTGCAACTGAAGAATCTATTGGTAAAGTGGAAGAGATTGCAAATACTGATGTAGAAGATCAGAGATTTGATAAAGGAAGACAGTCAAAAAAAGAATTCCTTGACTATTACTCTCAGGATTCTGAGAATAGAACAGGTCTTAAGACTCTCAATACACTTGCAACAGGTAATAACAGAGAGAAAGTCGATCAACTGATGGAGGCTGTTAATAACGGAGACTACCTGGAAGAGATTCGAATCACACAGGGAAATAAAAAAACTGTAAGTCAAATACTTTTAGATGCTGGTATTAATGTCAATGATGAAGCCCAGATGGATTGTTTCAAGAATGCTCACAAAGAAATCAATGACTTTATTGATGGTAAAGGTAAATTCAAGACCAGTGAATCTAGTGAATTGACGGGTAGTAACTTGGGATATTACGAGGCTAAACATATTGAGAAGAGAAATGATCTCAAAACTATGGACCCCGCGGGTGTTCAGACCAAGGCATATAACTTGAGGAATGATGCCGAATCTAATATGCAATGTGTCACACCTACGATTACTGATGCTGTTTATAACTTGATGCCAACGGCAGCTAGAAGTCAGTTAGCAAAGAGTGGAGCACCAGGAGAGAAAAACCATTACGATCCAACCAAGAAAAATAGAAAAGGAACAGCTAATCCTATTAGAGGATCAGCAGCATTACATATGTGGGTGATGCAAGACGGTAAAGATGCGTATGCAACAGCAGGTAGGAGAAGATCACCTGGCGAATTCCAAGTAGAACATATTGTTCCATTGAAATCTGGTGGTAAAGATGAGATTGAAAACTTCTCTATGCTCTTGAGAAGAGTGAATGAACCTAGAGCTGACTTAAGTTTTGAGAAATTCATAGCACAAGCTGTGACTAAAGCAGCGGATCTCATGGCTGACCTGAGTAATCCAAAAACCAGGGCTAAGTTTGAGAAGAAGTATAGATCATCGAGATATAATGACAACTTTGCTCCTATTATGGGAGGAAGTGTGTCGTCACTAGTTAGTGATGGTGTTATGAATACCGTCAATCAAGCTCTTGAAGATAACTTAAGTGAGAAAGCCGCAGCTAAATTGAGAGTTAAACCAGAAGACTTTAAAAACTATCAACAAGAGGTTCGGGGATTCCTTGCTCAACAGGGATTGGATGAAAATATTGAAGTTATTGATATGACAGCCGATCAAATGAACGGCATCTTTGATATTATGGCACAAAATCTGGGTGTGAATAAGACTAAACTGGTGGAATATATGGGTAGAAACGTCATCAATAACTATGATGTTGGTGGTAGAACTGTAATTAGTAAAGATGGAGAGTTGGAAAGAGGAAGAAGTGGAACACAATCTTCTTCTGGTAACCTTACTACCATGCAAAACTCTATCATGACAGATGATAGTTTTGAACCTGAGAAGAAGAAGAAAATTCAACAAACAATTAATGATAATCATCAACAATTTAAGAAAGCTAGAAATAACTACATCGATAATCCAAATGACCCCCAAGCCTTTGAAGATTATGTGGGAAGTATGCTAAATAATGTTGGTTATCTTACTGGAGATGGTGACTCACCACTCAGTCCAGATAGAAAATATGATACAAGACTGACCCCCTCAGAGAAGAACACCCTTGACGATGACTTATTAAAGGGTATAATTGGTATGATGACAGTGGATAAAGGGTCTCTTGAAAAAGACAAGGATGTGTTCTCTCCCGGTAGACAAAAAGAGATGACCCCTCAGGCTAAGGAACATGTAAAGGCTCTTCGTAAAAAGATGGTTGATGCTTATTCTAGGACAAGTGGTTTGACTCCAGAACAAATTGAAAATCCCGACAGTCTTAAGGCTGGTGATAGAAAAAAACTTCTTACATTGACTAACGCTTTAGAAAACTTCGACGCAGGACTTGGACTATGATTGACATTGATGATCTCCCCTCAATATTACAAAACATCTACGATACATTGGTGATTGATGCCGATGATGTTGGTCTGGCATTGGATGATGTTATGATGTACGTCCAAGAATTTGAAATGGATGAGGACATGTTGTACTCTTTTATTAAAGAAAGGATTGAAGAAACAAAAGAGAATAATAAAAGAAAGAAAGGTAAGGATATGATTGAGTCTCTGAAGAGATCTCTACGGGATCCCTTGTCTTAATAAATAAACCATAGGATATTGGTAGAAATGAAAAGCTTCCTAAACTTTTTTTCCGAGGCAAGACAGACTAAGGCTTCCACACGGGCAAGGCAACTTGGCCTAACTGGTGATGGACAGGGAAACTGGGTAGATAAAGCTGGTACTATTGTAGCAAGAACTGAAGGTGGAGAGCTTAGATTTACTGATAAGAAAACTGGCGGTAAAGAAAGTGAAGATACTAAGACATCACAATATAAAGCACCTGAACAACAGGTAGGTAGAAGGGCTCAGGCACCAGAGGAAGAACCGAGTAAGAAACCTGGTGGTGAAGATGAGGAAGGTGGTGGTGGTGGAGAACGCGAAGGAGAAACTATAACTCTAGTATTTGGTAGATTTAATCCACCTACGATTGGTCATTTGAAACTCCTTGATGCTGCAGAACAAGTTGCGGGTGATGGTGAGTTGAGAATCTATCCATCTAGATCATTTGATGCGAAGAAGAATCCACTTGATCCAAATCAAAAGACTGACATGATGAAGACAGTCTTCCCAGATCATGCAGACAATATTGTCAATGACGAGAGTGTAAAGACTATCTTTGACGCACTTAAGTTGGCAAACAACGAAGGGTTCTCTGATGTAAAGATTGTTGTTGGTTCTGATAGAGTTGGAGAGTTTGATAACCTAGCACAGAAATATAATGGTGAACTCTACGATTTTGAGAATATTGAAACCATTTCTGCAGGTGAAAGAGACGAAGATGCCGAAGGTGTATCTGGAATGTCTGCATCGAAGATGAGAAAGGCTGCAGCAGATAATGATTTTGAAATGTTTAGAACTGGTGTTCCTGATGTTGTAGATGATAAGGCTGCAAAACAGATTATGAATACTGTTCGTAAGGCAATGAAAGTTGAAGAAGGTTGGTCTCTCTGGGAGATTGCACCTAGGTTTGATTGGAAGAACCTACGAGAGAATTATGTCACTGGTAATATCTTTAAGATCAATCAACTGGTAGAAAACCTTAATACTGGATTGGTAGGTAAGGTTATTCGTAGAGGAACTAACTATCTTATCTGTGTAACCGAGAATAATATTATGTTCAAGTCTTGGATTAGAGACCTGAATGAGTATACTGAGGTCAAAATGGACCGTAAAATGAGGACACCTAAGAAACCAAACACTCTTACAGGAACTACTGGTTACTTTAAGAAA